CGCCGCCTGGACGCCAACGCCGCCTGGAGTCGTGCCGACACGTTCCGTCCGGCACCCGGCTTCCCTGGCTGCTCCTGGGTCAAGGACTGGGTGCCCGTCGCCACCTTGCCCGCCTCCGTCTCCAACGCCGCCGCCTGCTTGCCAGCTGCCACAATTCCCTCCGCCGCTCCCGGCGCGCCCTCGACTTCGGCGACCGCCAGGCGCGTACCCGGAGGTCCACCACCCGTCGCCGCGTACCGCGCCTTCGCGGCCTTCTCGGCCTTCTGCTCGAGGATCGCCTTGTCTTCCATCGGATAACGGATCGCGTAGTAGTCGTAGATCGCCTCGGCCGCATCGTCGACGCCCATGACCATGTCGAGGCGCGCCTGCAAACGCTTCAGCTGCGCGTCCCAGTCCCGGATGCCGAAGTCGCGCGGATAGTTGATCGTCAAGCTCTTGCGCAGATAGCGTTCGGCTTCCGCGTCGTTGCCCCAACCCCGGTAGCGCATGACGAGCCGCGCCACCTTAAAGTCGGCGTCTTCGACTGACGCCGCGAAGTCGCCGATGCGCCTGTTCGTCTTATCGAACTCCACCTCGGCATGAAAGCCCGAAGTCGTCTGCACATAGCCCAGAATCGCCGCCATGTGCTCCATCGCATACGCCGCATTCTTCTTCGCCTCGCGATCATCGGCCAACGCCTTCGCTTCCGACAGCTGCTGCGTGACCCACTCGGGCCGTCCACCCTGATCCGAGAAGCCGAGGATGTTTTCGGTTCCGATGACCAGCTCGTTGACTCTCGACGGGTCCTTCATCGGCACCGCGAGAAACGGGAACCCGGTGTTGCGCTGGATCTCGCGAATCTCGGAGTCGATGTTGTAGACCGTCATCGCCAGGCGCGCGATCGTCGGAGTGGCGGTGATGCCGAGGCCCTTTCCCGGACCGGGATGCCGGTCGAACAGCTGCACGGCCGGGATCTCGCCGAGTTCATTGGCGCCGCCCTTGAAGGCGTACCACGACTCGCTGGGCGTCGTCGCCGTCTGATCCTCCGGGTCCCGCACTCCAGGCGGACCGTAGACCGCCCAGGCGGTCCGGGTCCAGATGCGCAGGTTGTAGGGCGGCTCGGAGATCCCCAGCGCGACCTCGGTCAACGGCTCCTTGACCGCGATGCAGGCCAGCTGGAAGTCGTCGTCGAACTTCCACCAGAGAACGTCCTTCGTCGAGACGCAGTAGGCGTAGACCGGCACCTGCGCGTCCTGCGCCGCGTTGTCGATCGGGACGTCCGGGCGATCGACGAAGATCCAGCCTGTGCCGAATCGGCGAGCCTGCTGGGCGGCGTAGTCGAGCACCGAGATGATCGAGGAGTGGGCATCGTCGGCGTCGAGCCAGAAGCCCTCGAGAAGCTCCTGCATCGCCGCGGGAAAGCCGTCCGCGAACTTGCGCTCGATCGCACTGCGATTCTGGTTGATGTAGTTCCAGGGCGTGTTGACGATCGGCGCAACGAAGTTGTCGTAGGGCGCGAGCATCGTCCTGGCCAGGAACTTGTCGTCGAGCTTATTCGTCTGGCGGTTCCATTCGCGCATGTGCGGGCACAGATACCCGCCGTTGACGAATCCACCAGTCCCATCCACGGCGTCGTCGATATAGTTCCAGATCGTCGTCAGGCCGATGGGTCCGAGGACCCGACCCGCCACCGTCAGGCTCGTGATCCGGGGCAGCAGGAGTTCGAAATTTTGGTACTCGACGCACGTCGGCCCATCCTCGAGGATGTCGGCGAAGACCTCGTCGCATGATGTGTCGGGCAGGACGACCGGCCCACCGATGGACTGCTCGTCCGCGTCGCCGACCAGGCGCAGGTCAGTCACTCGTCGCCACCCATGTCGCGAAAGCCCTTACTCAACCGCGCGCCGTAAGCCTCTTCCCGCGTGTTGACGATCGAGCGGCGGTCGGTCGCCGGATCGAGCGCGCGCTCGCGGTCGTACTCCATGTGATCGTTATCCGCGCAGTACTTCCGACTGCCGCGCTTGATATGGATCGGTTCGACCCACGGCTGCGCGACCCGCGACTTCGGCTTGCACTTGCGGTAGACCGGATGCGGCGCGTTGAAGATGCTCACAGCTCTGGCTCCTGCGGAACGCCTGACGAATGAGGAGGGACGGCGATGTCGGTCGTAGCCGCCTTCTGGCTCTCAGCCTGCGCGGTCGCCTTGCCGATAGCGTCGAACACGCGCTGCCACTGCCTCGGGGACAGGGTGCGCGTTCCCTTCTCGACGCCGGAAAGCACGTGCGACTCCAGCCCCATCAACTCGGCGGCGGTCTCGAGAGACCAACCGTTGGCCTCGCGCAGCTGGCGGAGCTTGACGGCGTCGAAGGAAGGGATTCGTGTCACGGCTTCGCCTGCTGTCCCCGGTATGGCTGGTTCGTCCCTGTCGATCCTGCGGTCGCGGCCTTCGCATCGTGCAGCCGCTGGTGCAGCGCCATCGTGACCTTCGAGTTGGCCGGGGCCGACGTCGGTCCCTTGTTCGTCTTCAGGTTCCCCAACGCATCCTCCTGCGCCTCGTCCACACCCTTGTCGATCAGATCCTCGGGGTCGTCGATGATCGGTTTCATAGCCAATCTACCCTTCCTGCCTGCACCGCAGGCCGAATGAAGTCTGCCGCGAACGCACAGATGACCGCGTCGGCCCGATCCGGCGAGCCGGAGTTCTCGGGGTCCTTCAATCGAGTCAAGCCCCGAGGTGATCGTCCCACCGAGAACGAAGCGAGTTGCCCCTTAAGGCGTCCATCATTGGATGCAAAGCGGACCTCGCCTTCCGCGATCCGCTGCCGGAGTCCGAACGCGATCTCGGTCTTGACGTTGTCGTACTCCTCGGCCGCATAGGCGCGGGCGCCAGGGTTGAACTCCTCGATCTTCTGGCTGGGCAGGTACTCGCGCAGGGCGCTGATGATCGGTCCGCCGAGTCCCGGCTTCTCGACTACGAGCAGGTCCGGCTTCCAGTCGTTCACCATCTTCACGACCTCACCCACGGACTGCATCTCGTCCCAGCCCTTCCAGGCTTCGATCTTCTCGACGATGGGACCCTTGCGGAAAGCCACGGCGAACTCGTCCAGGCCGGTGCCCGCAGGGTCGATGCCCAGGACCTTGCGCCACTTCGCGCCGTTCTGCTGCGGCAAGGGGAACGCGACGGTATCGAAAGCGGGGTCGAGGATCGAGAACGGGAACAGGGCGCCCGTCTCCGCGGGGCTGAACTCTGCCAGAACGTACTGCCGATACAGGGCGTTACTGTCGCCCAGACGATACCGCATGTCCGCAGCCCAGGGCTCCAGGCGCGGAATCTCGAAGGCGTTGATGGATCGCAGATCCCAAAGCTCACTGTCGTCCGTGAAGGCGGAGTAGAACCATCCGCTCGTCAGGCCCGGCGTCGAGATCGCGACCTCGCGCCACTCGCCATCGGTCAACAGGCCCTGGACGGATTCGTAGACCAGGCGATCGACGCGCTTGGCTTCGTCGTAGACGACCAGCACGGAGCGTCCGTGGAAGCCCTCGAAATTCTCGGGGTGATCGGAGGAAAGCCCGAAGGCGCGCCACTCCGGGTAGGGCGTCTTCACGCCGACCTGGAGTAGCTCCCACTTCGGGAAGATCTGGGGCAGTGCCGACCTCCACCAGAGCTTGCGGATCTCGACCCATAACGACTGCTCGACCTGCTTCCAGGTGTTCGCCGTCGTCACGACCAGGGAGTAGGGTCGCGTGCAGAGCCACCACCACGACAGGTACGCCGCCGCGGCAGTCTTCCCGGCATCGCGGCAGGCTTTCATGGCAATGCGCCGCTTCGTGGACTTGGCGACGGTGTCGAGGAACTGGGGTTGCCACTCCCGCGGCTCCATGTCGAAGACGTCCTGGCAGAACCGGACCGGATCGTCGATCCACTCGGCGAACAGATCGGTGCGGATCTGACTACTCGGCGCCGTCATCGCCATCGCGCTGCCGTTTCCGTTCTTCCCAGATCTCGATCAGCGCCTGCTCGCTGGCCGTGGTCACTCCCACATTGACCAGCGGAGCCGCCACTGATCCCTCGATCCGATCCGTCACTTCCCGCGCCGCCGACACCATGAGCTTCGACTGCGCGTTCCACGCCTGCTGGATCATTGCCCAAGCCAGTTTCTCGACGCCCGTCTTGGGTTTGTAGGATGCCAACTGCGTTCGCGGCATTGCCAGGATGGCGTTATAGGCGTCCGTGACTGGTTTCTGTGACGGCCGGCCCGTTGGATTGCCACTGACTCCCTTCGGATACTGATGTAACGTTCCCCCATGCTTCTGCTTGACGACCTTGCGACCCTTTTCATCCACTGCATCCAGTGGCTCAGGGGTGCCCGCGTCGACGGACTCGCCATTACCGTCACCGTTCACCTTGTGACGCTTGTCCGAGGCGGTCCGGTCCGTCGACTTCACTTACTTCTTGCCCTTGCCTCCGACCGTCATTTGTTCGTGAACTTTCCGTCTTTGTCGCGTGGATGATCGGCTTCGTTGAAGCCGTGGGTAGGGCTTGGTATTGGCCCTTTGCCCGTCCAGACGTTGTATCCGGGCAAGGGTTTGTTGGCGGAACTGGTCCGCAACCCCATCACGTCCCGGTAGGGTGGCGGTTGAAAGGGCTTGACGTTCTTGCCGACCCGAGGGGTCTTCTGCTTGGTGCCGTAGATCGCGGCCAGCAGGGAACTCGGGTGCTGTTGGACGTACTTGAGGTTTTGCCGTTCCTGGCGCTTCGGGTGTTTCGCTGACTTGAGGTAGGGCAATTCACACCCCCATAAGACGGAGGACGTCCCACGCTTTGCGAATCATCGACCACGCCAGGCGCTCCGCCTCCGTCGATGGCTTGAAGTCCTTCGCGCGACCCTGCGCCATCAGCTTGAGAATGTCGTTGAACGCCTGTGTCAGGGGCTTGTCGCTGGGGCGACCGAGCGGATTGCCGGACACACCCTTCGGCCAGGGCGGTCGCATTCCTTTGGCACCGTTGAACTGGGGAGCGCCGGCTCCTCGACGCGCCGGCATCGTCACTTCGCGAGTCGCCGTTTCCGTCGTCGTGTCCGAGTCGGGCATCTCGGAAGCCGATTGTACGCCCCGCTTTCGCCTGGATGAGTCCCGGAATCGGCAAAAATGCCCTGTTATCACCGCATTTTCTGATTGAAATAACTGTAGGCGCGGGAATAGGATCGGGATTGCCTTCCACAATTGAACGCACCAAAGGGCGCCGGAGGTCGTCCTGTCGGGTATCGAAACCTTGACTCCAAAAACGAAAATTCATGAAGGAGAAAGCTGATGTCAGACGGCGAAGACTCAAAACCGCTCGAGACTGACGAAAACGAAACCATTCCCCAGATCGCAAAAGACCTGGATGAGTCCCGGTTCGACCGCGAGTTCCCGTACATCCCACTCACCGCCATGAATCCCGCGCCCTACAACCCCCGCGTCATTTCCGCAGAAGCCATGACGGCCCTCTCCCACTCCCTCGAGTCCTACGGTCTGGTCCAGCCGCTCGTGTGGAACAAGCGGTCGGGAAACCTGGTCGGCGGACACCAGCGTTTCAAGCTCCTCCAGCAGCAGGGCGTGAAGGAAGTGAAGACGTGCGTGGTGGATCTGGACGAGACGGAAGAACAGATGCTCAACATCTCGTTGAACAACCCCGCGCTCCAAGGTGAGTTCTCGGCGAAGGCGCTCCGCTCGGTCATCGACTCGATCAAGAAGAAGAAGTCGAAGAAGGAAATGGTCGAGTCAGGACTCGTGACCCTGGAGACCCAGATCCCGTTGTTCGAGGAAGACGTCCGCAACGCCACACGACCGGTTCCGACCGAGATTCCCGAAGAACCCGTCGACCTGTCCTACATCGTTCCGTCGCTCCGTGGCCTCGCCATCCCGATCAACAGTCTCAAGCCCGACAAGGGAAACGTCCGCATCCACTCCGACCGCAACCGCCTGGCGGTGCGCGAGTCCATCTCGAAATTCGGACAGATGCGTCCGATCGTCGCATACAAGAACACCGTGATGGCCGGCAACTGTACGTGGGAGGAGATGAAGGGCTTGGGCTACAAACATGTAGCCGCGGTGCGGATCGACCACTTGACGCCTGCCGAGATGGTCGCGTTCGGCATCGTCGACAACAAGAGCGCGGAACTGGCTGGCAACGACTTCAAGAAGCTCGCCGATACCTTCCGCAACATGGATGACGAACTCCTGCTCTTCACGGGCTTCGCGCCCTACGAGATCCAGCCGCTGCTTGCGGCGGAGTGGAAGCCCCCGGCGCCGACCGAAGGTGAGCAGGCGGACGCGATCAACAACCCCGAAGCGCCACAGACCCATCGCTCGTTCACGCTTCCGATCGCGGTAGCGAATCTGCTGGGCGCTACCGTCCTGACGATCTGCAACAACCTGGCGGAAGGGATACAGATCATCTGTGAACACTACGTTTCCTGTGATGCGGTTGTGCGCACCCCATCGACCCGTCGCGCTGACGAAACTAGCGATGCAACCGAACCCGAAACCGAACCCGTCGCTTAGGCTGGCCGTGGCCATCCTCCGCGAAGAGACCCAGTCGATTCGCATGGGTCAGGGCTTGAAGCCCGACATCTACCTGGGCACCGGCACCAAGCGCTTCACCGGCAAAGGCGCCACAGAAGGGAGCCCGTTCATGCCCGACGGTAAGCCTAACACGACGGCCGCGCTCAATCCAGAGGTCTACCTGGGGACCGAAGGCGCCAAAGCCCGCGCGCCCGAGGTCCGTTTGGCTCACGTTCCGGGAGCCCAAGGTGACAACGTCCTGCTGGGACAGCGCGGCGTCGAACAACTCCCCGAGGAGTCCCTGCCGGCGCTTCTCGTCTCATTCTTCTACCTGCCAGGTTTTCTCAAGGTCAAGGATGAGTGGGCGTACCGCGATTGGGCAATGGATTCCGGCGCCTTCTCCGCGAAGAACTCCGGCAAGGAGATCGACCTGGATGCCTACATCACCAAATGCAAGGAGCTCCGGGAGTCCGACCCGAAACTCACTGAGATTTTCGCTCTCGACGTTATCGGTGACTGGAGGGCGTCGGAAGAAAACACCAAGAAGATGTGGGCCGCGGGCATCGAAGCGATTCCGTGTTTTCACATCGGCGAGCCGTGGGATGTCCTGAAGGGTCTGGCGAAGGACTACCCAAAGATCGCGCTGGGTGGCGTCGCCCTGGTCCGGGGCAAGCGGAAGGTGGATTGGCTCACCGAATGCTTCTCCCGCGTCTGGCCCAAGAAAATCCACGGCTTCGGTTGTAGTGGTCGCGAACTCATCATGTCGCTGCCGTTCCATTCGGTCGACGCGACGAACTGGGAACTCGCGCCCTGCAAGTTCGGCAATTGGCATTCCTTCGGCGAGCTGTCCGTTCGGGGCTCGACCCAGAACCTTCGGGCCGAGGTGGAGTACTTCCTCAATCTCGAACGCGACGCCCGCTCTCGCTGGCAAAACGAAATGGCATTACTCGAAAGAAACGGAGGCTCCAAAGCATGACTGTCGATCATGGAGATCATGAATCCGTCGTCATCTTCTCGGGTGGCATGGATTCGGCAACCCTGCTCGTCCAGAACATCTACGACCACAAGAACCCCGTCGCCCTCTCGTTCGATTATGGGCAGCGCCACTCCAAGGAACTCGGCTACGCCCATCTGTTCGCCCAAGCATGGCACGTCCCACACAAACTCGTCGATCTCTCCGCCATCAAGCCTCTGATCGCGAAGGGCTCACAGACCGGAGACGAAGACGTTCCGGAGGGGCACTACGCCGAGGAGTCGATGAAGACGACGGTCGTCCCGAACCGTAACATGATCATGCTCGCGGTCGCCGTCGGTCATGCCATCTCGATCGGTGCGCGCGAGGTCATGTACGCCGCCCACTCCGGTGACCATGCGATCTACCCGGACTGCCGCTCCGCTTTTGTCCAGTCCATGAAAGAAGCCGTCTTCCGCTGCGACTGGACTCCACCGACCCTGGTCGCGCCCTACCTCGGCATGACGAAGGCCGACATCGTCAAGAAGGGTATGGAACTTTCGATCGACTACAAGTTCACCTGGTCCTGCTATAAAGGTGAACTCAAGCACTGCGGCGCCTGTGGCACCTGCGTCGAAAGGAAAGAAGCGTTCCAGTTGAACGGCATCCCCGATCCCACGGAGTACGCCGCATGATTACTTGCACGCGACGCATCCAGTTCTGTGCCGGACACCGGGTCTACGGACACGAGTCGAAGTGCGCGAATCCCCACGGCCACAACTACGTTCTATTCGTCGAAGCCTTCGCCGACTACAGTGATGGGGTGGACGACATCGGTCGCGTCATCGACTTCTCCGTCCTGAAGCAAAAGATCGGCGGTTGGATCGAGGAGAACTGGGACCACGGTTTTATCTACTTCTCCGGCGATCCCGAGATGACGAAACTTTTCTTTGGTGGCGCCGCCTACAAGGCGTTCGAGTTGCCCGCAAACCCGACCGCCGAGAACATGGCCACGTACCTTCTCAATCACGTCTGTCCGAAGCTGCTGGTGAACACTCCGGTCGCCGTCCGCCGCGTCACGCTCTACGAAACCGAGAACTGCTACGCGACGGCAGAGGTGTTCCGGTGAGGGACACGCTAGACGTACAGACAGAGGTCGCCCGGTCCCGCCTGTTCTACCCATACGTCAAACGTGTAGTTTTCGGAGAGATCGTTAACGCAGTTGAATCGACGCCGCAAGAAGATAAAGAGTTGAAATACGATTTTAAGACCCGATTTCCTAACGAGGGTTGGGAACACCTCGGGCTCCGCACTACTACATACCCTAATCCGAAAAGACTCGACCTTCGTCACGCACCGTTTGGAGATGACTACTCGAACACCGAAGCGACGCGCTACATTTTGGGGTTAAACAAGTACCTGATCTACGGTCACGAGAGGCCAGGAACTCCGCCGGGATACCACCCGGAACTGGAGCATCTGTACCGCCTGGACGGTTGGTCGTTGTGGAGATCACGTTTCAAAGGCGCAACGGTTCAGGACTTTCTCGCCAACAAGGACTATTGGGAACGCAGCCACGGCGATTCCTATGACTTCATCAAGATCCCCACCGACCGATCATTCAAGGTCAGCACCAAAAACGGCGCGGTGGTGATCGTTCCAGACCTGGACCTGTACGTGTGCAGTGGTGGAATCTGGACCGGCCTGTTTCCCCAAGGAAGACTGTTCGAGTGAGGTGTATTTAATGACCGAACACGACTACTGGATCAACGAAATTTTCCTGTCTCCGCAAGGTGAAGGTGGGCGCGCCGGCGAGATGTCCGTCTTCGTCCGCTTCACCGGCTGCAACTTGCGCTGCTCGATGGAGCCGGGACCACGCTCGCCTGGCGGATTCGATTGCGATACCGAGTTCGAGTCGGGTCGCCCGTTCAAGCTCCCGGAACTGATCCGGGCGATCGAAGACGTCGACGCACCACACTCCTGCGGCTGGGTCGTCCTGACCGGCGGTGAACCTTCACTACAGGTCAACGCTGCCTTGGTCGCCGCGCTCCACGCCGCCAAGTACAAGATCGCCATCGAGACCAATGGGATGCGCATCCTGCCAAGAGGCATCGACTGGATAACCGTGTCGCCCAAGATGGCCGAGCACACGCTACGGCAGCTTCAGGCGACCGAAGTCAAATACGTCCGCCACGCCGGCCAGGGCATTCCACGCCCCCACGTCCAGGCGGATCTGAAGTGGTTGTCTCCCGCATACGGTGCCAATGGAAGGGTCGATCCCGAAGCACTCAAGACCTGCCTGGATCTCGTCCGAGAGCATCCTGAGTGGCGCCTGTCAGAACAGCAGCACAAACATTGGGGGGTTCGATGAGTAGTGACTTCGACAGCGTCAAGACCTACCTCGACTGGCAACGCATCCATGAAGCCATCGACGTGATGGCCAACCGTTATTCGCCCTGCGACGTCTACGGCGTCCCGCGGGGCGGATGTATTCCCGCCTCGATGCTCGCGACCCGCTGGGGACGTCCCGTCCTCGATGAGCCCCACGCGGATTGCCTGGTCGTGGACGACATCATCGACTCGGGTCGCACCATGGCCCGCTTCGACTCGAGTCGCACGATCGCTCTTGTCTCTCGCCCTGGCGACCATCGCGGCGTCTATCAACTGGAAGGGTGGATCGAATTCCCGTGGGAAAAGAACGAGACGGGTCCCGAGGACGCCGTCGTCCGTCTGATCGAATTCATTGGCCGCGACATCAAGGACGAGAATCTTCGGGACACTCCGAAACGCGTCGTCCGCGCCCTCCTCGAGATGACCGCGGGTGAACACATCGACCCGGCTTCGGTCCTGAAAGTCGACTTTCCCGGCTCCGGCTACGACGAGATCGTGTCCCTTTCCGGCATCGAGTTCTACTCGCTCTGCGAACATCACCTGTTGCCATTCCACGGGCGCGCTTCCGTCGCCTACCTGCCGAGTGATCGCATCGTTGGTCTCTCGAAGCTCGCAAGGGTAGTCGAGATCTTCGCCAAGCGTCTCCAGGTACAGGAACGGATGACCCAGCAGATCGCGGACGCCATCGACAAAACGGTCAAGCCACTCGGCACCGCCGTCCTGATCCAGGCGCAACACCTTTGCATGGGTGCCCGTGGAGTCCAGAAACCCGGCGCGCAGATGACGACCTCCGTCATGCGCGGCGTCTTTCGCACGAAGCCCGAAGCGAGAGCGGAAGTCCTCCGCCTGCTTCAGAAGGGAGGAGAGTTCTAGGGTCGGCCGTTTCGCAAAAACGCCCGGACTGCATCCGACTAAAAACTTAGCGGATCACGCGGGTCAATGAAAGGAACTTGAATCATGTCGAACGTGCTCCCGTTTACGAAGGCGGTCCCGGAACAGGCGTACCTCAAGGTCGGCTGGTATGGGTCGCAGGGATCGGGCAAGACCCTCACCTCGCTCATGGTCGGAGAGTGGTTACTCGAACAGGAAAACAAGAAGCTGCCGAAGGGCAAGGAGCCCTACCGCATGGCGTTCATCGACACCGAGCGCGGCACGGACTTCTACTCGATCGAGGTCAAGGATCGCAAAGTCCATCCGGCAGCCTTGGAGTTCGACCGCAAAGTCACGCGCTCCGTCTACGAGGTGAAGGACATCCTGTTGCAGATGCGCAAGGATCCGGGTCCCTACCGCGTCCTGATCATCGACTCGATGACCCATATCTGGGAGGCGGCAAAGGAGTCCTACACCGGGAAGGTCAACGTCAACGGACAGCTGCCCTACTACGCCTGGTCGTCAATCAAACGGCCGATCAAACAGCTGATGGAGGCGGGACTCAATGGCGAGTTCCACTTCATGTTCTGCGGCCGCGAAGGGATGGTGTTCGAGAAGGACGAGGAGAGCGGCGAGGAGTCGATGACCGGCTACAAGATGAAGGCCGAGACGGAGACCGCCTACGAGCCTCACATCCTGATCCAGATGTACCAGTACCGCAACATCAAGAGCGAGAACTGGGTCATCAAGGCGTTTTTCGAGAAGGACCGGTCCGGGGCGCTCATGGGCAAGACGATCGCGTGGCCGACAGGAAACGTTCTTGAGCCCGCTTTCGACTTGCTCTCGGGCCATCAGGGCACCTTCACCACAGCAGACGAAGCGTCATCATCGGATGCGCGCCGGGCGTACGAGGATAAGGAGAAGGCTGACGTAGAAGCCGACGCAACCTTCGGGGCCATCCGGGACGCCATCCTCAAAGCCAAGAACAAGGTCGAACTGGAAGCCGCCTGGAACCTGACCAAGGGCAAGAAGAAGGTCCTCGGCGACAGGTTCGAGGCTCTGTCCGCACTCACGGATGGACGGATCGAAGAATTCACGCAGACGGCGATCGCAACCACGCGTGCCGCCGCCGGAAAGGAGTCGAGTAAGTGACAGAGTTCGCTGATGGGCATTGGTACAACGTCCGCATCGACGAGGCGCGGGTCGAGGACTCGAACAACGGGACGCCTGGCATCCGACTGAAACTGCTCGTGACCTCGGGCAACATGACCGGCCAGTACATCCAGGACGACCACTGGATCTCGCAGAACAACGCCGACGTCCAGCGCCAAACCTTCATCAAAACGTTCGGCTATGACATCGCCACGGAAGACCTTCAGCTGATCGAAAAGCTGGTCGGGCGCGACGCCTCGATCAAGGTCAAGATGGAGGAGTTCCCGAAAGGCAGCGGAACGCTCAGGGCAAAGGTGAATCGCATCCGGCCACCCGGAATGCAGGACCCGGAACTACCGCCAGCGATTCGGATCGCACAGTTCTTCGGTCGCGTTTCTCAAACGGAAGAAGACGAGGAGTGGCAGAAGAACAAGAAGTTCTAGTTTCGTTGGTGCGCCGGGTCGAGATAGCCCGGCGCACCTTCTCGGGTGGGTCCATGAAGGGAGGGAATGGAATTGAAAAAAGTTTACATCGGAATCGACCCGGGACTGACAGGCGCCGTCGCCGCCATCTACCAGGGCGGCTACCAGGTGTGGGACGCCCCGACCCTGGAGACGAAAACCCGTCGGTACCCCTGCGTCGAGCTCATGGCGTCTCTGATCGAAAGCATCCGTGGGGAGTTCGACGAAGCGGTCGCCGCCGTCGAGCGCGCCCAGTCGGCGCCGCAACAGGGCATCGCGTCGACATTCAACTATGGTGTTGGGTATGGGATGTGGCTGGGCGTCCTGGCGGCGAGTAACGTGAAGACCCTGAAGCCGCGACCGCAGGAGTGGATGGCCTGGGTCTTTAGCGATCACGGTACACCCAATCTCGATAAGAAAGAACGGTCCAGGCGCCGCGCGATCCAGTTGTTCCCGGAGGCGGATCTTGACCTGAAGCGGCATCACGGTCGCGCGGAAGCGCTCCTCATCGCCGAGTGGTCAAGAAGGGTCGGATGGTCAATGGCGACATCGAATCGCGCGGTACAGGTTCAGTGACTCCCCCGAATTTCGCGCTGGATGGGGTCAGGAATCCCGCGATTCTGGACCCCTATGCTGCCCCCGCCCCGGTCCCCGATCGGGATTCCTGGGGGCGCCCTGCGCAAAATTCCCGGAGCTTTTGGCACTCACTTCGCCCCGGATTGGGAATCCGGGGCATTTTCCAGAGAGAGGGGTTCGAGATGGAAGACGTAGTCACGGCGAACGCCGAGCGGGTCAAGGAGAGGATCGCCACGCTAAAGACGGTCTGGCCGGAAGACGAGAGGTTGCGCAACGCGATCCTGATGTCGATGGGATGCACCGAGCAGCTGCCGGTGATGAACGACGCGTTCCAGGCGGTCCTGTTCGCTCTGCCCTCTCCGGGGACCGACACGGTCGGCTGGGAGAGTGGCGTCCATCTGGCGCTGACGGATGTGATCCGCTGGGCAACGAACATCGAGCTGGCACTCCACGATCTGCGTCAGGCTCTTTTCTTCCGCTACAACAAACGCGTCACCGCTATGAAACAGCCGACGCTGGAAGAGCAGGAACAGATGACGCTCGCGTCGGAGGAGATCACCGCGCGGGATGCTCGGCGGAAGGAAGCTCAACGGATGGTGGCGGAAGAGAAGGAGAGGAAGAAGGACCCGCAAGCGGCGCAAACGACGCCACAGGTGAAGGCAGAAACGCGGATCGCCAACCTGTTCGACCGGTGAGCGGCGCGGCGTGGCGGTTATTCCAGAAGTCGTACCCGAACAACGACTCTGGACGGCAGATGCCACTCATGCTTCTGCTCGTCAAGTGCGCGGCGGACGATCTCTCCAGAACCCAGGAACACGTTCTCGACACCCTTCGGGCGCTCAAGTACGAGGCCCCGATAGATCAGTGGGAGGAGATGGCGATGTGGGAGTTGGAGGTGGCGCAACGCGAGCTGATTCGGGTTCTGGATGTCTTGACCAATGCGAAAGAGAAAATTTCTTCGCGCGTGCGTAAACGGTGGGAATGGGAATGGCGGCAGCAGTGGAAACTCGAGGCCGCGAGGCTCGAGGCTGCGAAAGGGGAGGAGGGGTGACAGACGTCAAGGATTTTTTCGGTGACAGGAAGAAAGACGAAAAGAAGAAGGGAAAGGACGACGGGTTCGAAGAATTCTACAACCCGATTGGAGTTACGAGGACCTGGGACGAGTGGGCAAACGACCGCCAGCTTGTCCGCCCTCGTGGTTTCGTGCGTGATGACATCTTGGTTCGTACTGAAGTGAGCATGATTTTTGGGCAGTCCGGCGCCGGCAAAAGTTTCTTCGCGACCCTGTTGGGATTACACATCGCCCGCGGTTTCCCGCTACACAAGCTCAAAACCACGAAGGGCCGCATCCACCTGTTCTCCCAAGAGATGACGCCAGCCGCCGTCCGTCAACGTTGCAACCTGATGCTTCCCCAGGAATCCGGCGCCATCCTGGCAGACTCCTTCGTCATCAGCGCGCAAACCGAACTCCACTTCAAAACTGACATGCTGAACTCGCAGAAGCTCCTGATCCGGGAGATCAAAGCCGCGAAGACTGAGTTCGTCATCATCGACTCGCTGGCGGACGTGGTCGAAGGCGCCGACGAAAACTCAAATCAGGAGATGGGTTCGATGATGCGTGGGATCAGGAGCGTCGCCCGCGCTACCGGAGCCCACATCATGATGATCCACCACAAGGGCAAGGCCGGACAGGATGGGGTCGACCGCGGTCACCGTGGCGCTTCCGTACTGCGAGATGTCTGCGAAGCGACGATCGAGATCAAAAACATCGGTGGACCGAATGGACGCCCGATCTCCTTGGTGACGTTCCAGAAGACCCGGCACGCAACGTCCGCCGCTCCAGCACCCTTCACCTTTGAGATGATCGAAACGGATCGCATGATCAACATCGCAGATCAGCTGGACCCTGGCCCGGTCATGCGACGCGCGGTCGACTTCGAGTTCGGAGACGTCAAGGCGTCAAAATCTTCAAAAATCGACACGCTACTAAGGAAGACCAGGGAGGCGGTGGGTCGCCTGGCAGACTCGCTTGGATGGGCTACCTACGATCAGTTGGTTGACACCTTCGCAAAGGAAAAGATTCGCCGGGACTACGTCGTCGCCGCCGTCCGTCGTGGGGTGGAACAAGGTGTTTTCGAGGTCTCGGATGATCGCAGCCGGGTCCGTCTTTTGGGTCAACTGATTCGCCCTGTTGGTGTGTCATCGGACACCCCTGAGAAATGATGTGTCCAAAATCACATCCATTTGCTTGAAAACAAAAATCTTACTCCCCATTTATATGTTCCCCTACCCCCCTATAGGGGTAGGGGGAACATAGGCACATACCCACATGTTCGATTTTCACATCCCCCAGGAGCCCCCAGGAACCCCGATCCCCCATCCCGGCATAGGACGGGATGGGGGATTTGGGGCAGAAGGAGAACCGATGGACCTGCTTGAACTCTCCACAGCGAAGACGTCCGACTTCCCTGTGGCGCCGGATTTGGGGCAGACCCTATGGCCGCACCAGGTCGCCGCCGTGGAGTACGCCTGCAAGACCCGGCGCATGATGTTGGCCGACGATGTCGGGGTCGGCAAGACCGCAGCAGCCCTGGCAACCATCCAGGTCCTGTCCGCGTACCCGGCCCTGATCGTCGTGCCGGCATACCTTCGCTACAAGTGGACCCGGGAGATCGGTAACTGGCTTCCAGGCGCCCGCATCCGTCTCGTGGAGCCGGGCGAGCCCCTGACCAACGGCGCGACCCCAGACGTCTTCGTGGTGTCCTACAACCTTCTGGAAACCCATGCCGCCGCACTGAAGGCGAAGTCGATCCGGGCGTTCATCGCAGACGAAGGGCACTACATGAAGAGCCGAAAGGCCGACCGGACAAGAGCCTGTATCAAGACGGCCAAGAAGGTCGACCTTCGGATGATCCTCGGAGCGACCCCGGTCGAACGCGCGCCAAAGGACTTGGTCTCGCAGTTGGAAGTCATCGACCAACTGGATCAGTTCGGGGGCTCCTGGCACTTCCTTCAGCACTACTGCAATCGCTGGGGCGACAACATCTCGGCGCCTTCCAAGTGGGCACGCTGGGACTTCGACGGCGCTCGCAACCTGGATGAACTCAACCGCAGGCTCCGGGCGACCTGCTTCATGCGGCGGACCCGGGAGCAGGTTCACGCGTCGCTTCCGCCACTGACCCTGTCGCGGCAAGACCTCTTCATCAGCAACCGGACCGAGTACCGCACCGCGACCCTGGACTTCCTTGGATGGCTTCACACGGTCGAACCCGATCGGGTCATGGCTGCAGCAAGGGCGGAGGCTTTAACTCGAGTCGCCCATCTACGGCGACTCGCGGCGATCGGCAAGCGCGAAGCGACGACGGAATGGATCGACGGTTTCTTAGAACAGAACACCGACCAGAAACTCGTGGTGTTCACCTACTTCCGAAGCTCCGCCGAGTACTTCGGCCAGCGCTTCGCCGCCCCCGTGATTCTGGGAGGGGTCTCACTCAAAAAACGGGACGAACTCGTCCAGCGTTTCCAGGTCGATCCGCAACAGCGGCTCATCATCGTCTCCCTGGAAGCGGGTGGAGTCGGCATCGACTTGCCAGCCGCGTCGAACTGCCTTCTCTTCGAGTTCGACTGGGTGCCGACGACCCACACCCAGGCGATCGGTCGACTCCATCGGCCAGGGCAGCGAAACCCCGTGACGGCCTGGTACATGGTCGGTCGGGAAACGATTGACGAAGACATCTTCCAACTCATCAGCGCCCGCGCCGGGATGATCGACGCCATCAACACGGGCTCCAAGCCCCAGGTCGAGATCCCCCAGGGAATCGCCCCCAGCCAGGAGGAGTCCCTGTTTGCTGAACTCATCGCGAGTTTGCGCCGGAAATAGTCCGTTAACCCCTGGTTTTTCAGGCATTTCGGGGGGCCTTTTACTCCGTGCTTTTTCTGGCCCCCAGATATAAGATGAAGTCACCTCGATAACGACAAACGAGGAAGCCAAAAACCGAAAGCCGCGGGATGAAGCGAGCCCGCCGTACCCTGACGAAGGGACGCGCCAGCAGGCAAGCCGAGTAGGGGAGTAAGCGAACGCGGCCAAGACGCCAAGACAGGGAACGCCGCGATGTGGGTCAGAGAGCGGATCATACGCACCGCCTAGCGCCGGAAGGCGCGGCATCAAGGTCGCGAGCCCGAGAGGGACGATGACGATGGACGGAGTGGTTGAGATCCGGCGAACAGGACGTGGGGACGAAGGACAGCTGAGAACTTCGGAGCGCCCACGGAAGTAGCATGCGGCGAGGAGTCGCAGGCGAAGATGTTCGCGAGCGGCGCGGAGAGACGCCGCATCCCATCGGTGCGATGGATGGGATGAAAACAAAAAGCGGGTCCAACGGACCCGTTGAGCGCATTCGTTGAGTGCGTTCAACGGTCCGCTGGACCGACGAGAAGAAGAAGGCGTCGGCATTCCGCCGCGCTTGGTTTTCTTTTCAATCATGCAAAGGAGGTCGATTTGCCGAAACAGGATTACAACGGCTACCGAGAGCCGACCCAGGAAGAGCGCGTCGCGATCGCGGAGCGCGGCGGATGCCAGGTCATCCGCACTTACCCGGAAGAGAACGGAACCACCACAGAAAAGATCTGCCCCAACGACGCCAAGAAGGATGGGCTCTGCGAGTATCACCTCGCGCAACTCAATCGTCAGGGGTCCGAGGGACGGACGGTGCGCCGCATCAAGGCGCAGGAAACCGGGACCGAGCCGGGAGACAGCGAGACCAAGGAATCCGAATCCGAATCAGAAACCGAATCAGAAACAAACGGCGAAGCCAAGAAGGCCAAGCCCAAGAAGAAGGAGAAGAAAGTCATGGCGAAGTCGAACGCGGTCAAGAAGGAAGAGGTCGAGAAGCAGCCCCGTGGCGGCAAGTGCGACGTCTGCCAGGTCGAGAAGGAGACGACCCGGAACGCGCGGGACGGCCGGCGGATCTGCGAGTACTGCTCGCGCCTGGAGCGGCTGGGAAAGAGCCGCCGGGAACTCAAGGCCGTCAAGGACGAGCCCAAGAAGAACGGCAACGGCAACGGCAAGGCCACCAAGAAGGCCACCAAGAAGGCCGGAAAGAAGGTCGCCAAGAAGAAGTAAGAGCATCGTTCCCGAGAGGCCCCGGTGCGACGGGGCCTCGATCGGAGCGATGGTCTGCCCGGCATTTCGCCGGGAGTCCATTGGCCCCAAGGAGAGATCATGTCCAAGAAGACGACGGTTCGGGAGTTCACCTTCCAGGCGAAGGCTGATCCGGCCAACGATGAGTATCCGTGGGAGACCCCCGCCGAGGAGGTCGCCCACATGATTGAGCAACACGCCTTCCTGCACGGCTGGTCCGCGCAGCGGGACGGCAACGTCGTCCATCTCTTCGTCACGAAGACCCAGTTCGACTGGCTGACGAAGGATGGCGTCGAGTGCGGTCAGTGCGAGGCGGATCTCGAGTAATCGGGTTTTCAAAAAAGGAAAGGAACACATGGCCAAGGTAACGCACGTCTTCGAAACCGAGGGCTTCAACATGGAGTTCGGGGTAGCCGGGATGATCGCCGGACGACCCCACAAGATCTGGGTCGCCACGACCGACTGTAAGCCGACGCGATCCCTGGGTGGCCACCGCATCCCACATCAGACCCACTTCCATCGGCTCATCAACGTCGGCGACAGCGTCGAGTGCGAGCCCTGCGAGATCGCAGCACAAACCGCGGCTCGCCTCGCACGACGGCGCAGATAGCTCGTCAGCCTTTGATCGTTTCGTCCATCCCGAGGTGCCGTGACTCCGGTCGCGGCACCGATCGGAGGGACGACGGCCCCGCATTACGCGAGGCGTCGATCTGCTTCGGAAAGGTTCTTATGTCAGTACCCACCATCATCAGTTCAGAGCAGCGCGACGGATTCCGCGTCGACAAGTTCCAGACGCGGTTCGGTCGGGAAACGTTCTTCGTCCTCTCCCAGGAGGACGAGGAGCGCGCCAACTCTTCCTTCCAGGCGGAGACCCTGGAGGATGCCCTCCAATGGATCGAACGCCACCCGCAGGGGGTGACGCGATGACTGCTCGTGAAATGGATTTTCTTCAGGACGAAGTTGCCGAGTACAAGGAGAAGAAGATGGCCACCACCCAGTATCTATCCCTGATTGTCAAGGGCGACAAGCTCGTCGCGGCGAAGGCTGCGGCGGACCGTCAGATCCCATTCGCGTTCCAGAGGCTGACGAGCTGTCTGCGCCGCCAGGAAGTTCCTGGGACCGGCTTCGTGGACACCGTTGGCTACGTCGGGACCCAGCATCTCGACAAGGTCGCGGCCTGGTTCGCCGAAGCCGGCCAGGTCCCGTTCGCCGAGGGAACCCTGCTGTGCTACTCGTGTCATGAAGAAGAAGAGGAAGCCACAGACTGGGTCGATCGCGACTTCACTCTCGAGGGCTTCAGAAAGCAGTTCCCTGGCATCCACATCGAGGAGGTCCCTTTCTTCAACGAGGACCTCGAGAAGACCAAGAACATCTACGTCGTCACCATCACTCCGCCGGATTGCGACGACACGATCGACTACGCCTATGACTCCATCGTGTCGGCGTGGAAGGCTGCGGAGGATTTTTTCGGAGAGGAAGGTTGCTGATTATGACCATTTCAGAACGGATCGAAGCAGAGAAGGCGCGGGCCGCGAAGGCCATCGCCGAGTTGGAGACCGAAGCCGAACTCGCCGCCACGCTGACGCGCGACGGCAAGCCCGAACCGAAGTACATCCACTTCGCCAGCAAGGACGAACCGTGGATCACCTTCGAGGTCAAGACCGTGGCCGAGGCGCTTGCGCTTCTGCCGCACTACCCACCCACCCCTCTCGAGTCACGCACCGAGTGCTGCAGATACATCAAGCCCGTCGGCGTCGAGACGCGTGGACGCCTCGACTGGAGCGAGATTGAGCCCACCGTCTGCGTCGAGATCAACGACGGCCGTGGGTTCAGGTCCCGCAGCATCACGTGGTTCACGACGCTTCCGGATGGCCGCACGGCACACGTCAAAGCCGAGGGCTCAATCCTCTCAGGCATGAGCGACTGGCCCTGGCAGTTGATGCCCATATGCCGCGTGCACTACGACTCGTATGGCAGCGTGTCGAGCGCGACGCACGAACTCCCATCGCTCGGCGAGCGTCACCGCGTCAAGTGGACCGCTGGCAGTCCTGAGACGTGCCACTGGTCGCTGTTCGTCAGCGAGGCCGAGGCGCCTGCGTTCATGGCGAAGGCGGTGCGGTGATGTGTAAGTACTACCCAGGCACGCGGATCGACCCACCCGAGTACGACTACTGCGACGCCGTGCTCGACCGCGCGTGCGCCCTCGCCAAGGCGGCAGGGCGTCCCGAGGATGAGCCCAACGAAGAGGACTTCGAGCAGGCCGACAGAGAGATCCATCCGCCCGAACTCGACGATCCAGCCAACAAGTACGACATGGACCCGGAGGTATGAACCCATGAGACCCCACCTACACCCAGGACAGACCAACCCCGCATGCCGGTGCGCGATGACACCGGACGACCTGGCGGCGCAGTTCGCCGCAGTCGCAGAGAAACGAATCCCACAACCCCTGATCCCCGTCCGTCTGACCGAGTCCGAGATCGCCATCATCTGTGGTGCGCTCGCCCGGACAAAGACGGGGTCACTTCTATCCGGGCGGCTTGCCGCCCGGGTGGTCGAATTCAAAACAGAGAAGAAAAAGTCATGATGAAGAAGAACGACACCGACCCCTGGAACCTCGCCAAGGAACTCGAAGCGAAGGGTCTCACGATGGACGAGGCTCACTACTACTGGCAGCTGGCGGAGAAGGTGATGGACTCCCGTCGCCGACTCCTCAGCCTGATCGGGTCCGTCGAGGAGCGGATGGCCGTTGCCCGCGCGGTCCTGCTGAATCGCGGCGTCCCGTCGAACTCTCTCGGCATCCTTCAATCCCTCGGCACCGACTTGGACGTCGAGGCGATGAAGCTGGACGAGGCCAACCACACCCTCGGGCGTTACGTCGGAGTCCTGATCGGGCGCAAGATCATCACCAGAGCCCAGGCGTTCGAGTATGCCCTCGAGACGGCCGCGTCGACCGCGGCCCAGGGAAGCGAGCAGGAGTCATGAGACGACGCTCCGAGCCCTTTCACTACACGAACTCCCAGCGAGCCGCCTTTACGAAACCCTACGACATCCGACTCTTCGCCCGTGGCGACATCGAATCCGCAATCTATCAACTCAACCGACTCTCGGCCCCGACGCGCCAGGACATCGAGACGCGTCGCGCCCTCAAACGCGCCCTGAAGGCGTGGCCCGTCGGATCAACCCTAGACTAAGGAGATCCAATGAACATCATCAACCCCGGCAAACCCGCCACGTTCTTCCTGATCACGATCGAGTTCGACAACATCGTCATCCAGTACGACGGCACGCATGGCGGAAAGGTCACCCGCTACGTCAGTGACCTTGACGACCTGCGTCAGTTCCTGGTGTCGAAGACCAACGAAGCTGGGGACGAGCCGATCGGCATCTTCGTCTCATCGACGATCGACTTCGCCCCCGAGCACACGAACAAGCCGGCCACGCTCGCCCTGGCGGCGCTGATCCGCAAGGGAGGCTCGCTTGGGACTGGGCTGAAGATATGAACACGACCGCCTGGAACGCGCTACTCCCGCCCACCACCTTCGAGGACTTCAAGCAGCTGCCCCAGTTCCGCGCAACCGAAGATTCCATCATCGGAGTCGAAGTCCAGGTCCGCGGCCTGGATCGCCACGGCAAAGTCGTCTACCGCTTTTTCCTGATCGGCGATATCAATCCGGCAGGAGGGCTCTGCGACGACTGTAACGCTTTCGATGGCGATGACCGAGTGATGGCCTGGAGGAGACTCACATGACCCAGTTCGATCTATTTCCCGCCGACCCAGACCCCGCCGAGGTTCGACGCCGCCAACTCATCGCGGAAGCCGAGGAGCGCGGCGACCTGGTTCCAAGCTGCGACTTCTGCCGCGATCACCTCTACCCGCGATGGCCAGACCACGAAGGTCCGCGACATAAACCCAGCTGCGGATCGCCCCATTCCCACTGCACCTGTGACACCTGTTTCTGATTCGTCGTTCCCGAGATGCCGCGAGCCCCAAAGTTCGCGGCATCAATCGGAACGATGCTCGCCCGGCATTTCGCTAGGAATCATCGGTTCTGAAAGGAGTTTTATGTCTCAAACGAAACTGACCCTCGAGGTGGTGCTGACCCACAAGGAGGGCAAGTTCGCCCAGAAGGACGATCTCGCCGACGAGGTCATCCAGTTGGTCGACGGCGCAGAGATCCAGGTGGACGACAGTATCTACGAGGTCGAAGAGGTCAATCTGGTCGAGAACGCGAAGGCGCCGAAGCTCAAGAAGACGAAGTCGTCGACCACGGCGGACCCGACAGAGGAGGAGCTGTGAAGAAGAAAGATCTTGCAAGACCGAAACCGAAGTGCGAGCAGTGCGGACTCTCGGATACGAAGAGCCGTATCCGCGTGAACGGGAAGCTGCTCTGCCGCGCCTGCCGATTTGCCACGAAGCTCAAGGACGAGGCGAAGGAGCGAGCGAAGGTGAAGAAGTTCGCGCCCCGCTGCGCCAAGTGCGGCTCACGGGCGGTGTCCCAGGACTTCGCCAACAGGCTCGGCTGGAACGTCACGCCGCTCTGTGCCAAGTGCAACGATCCGCGGGACGAGATCGTCGAGGCGATTCCACTTCCGCCGCCAGGGAGGAAGTCATGAGCCCGGCAGACCTGACCCTGGACGGACCCCCGACCATCCGCAAGACCTACATTCCCGAGGGCGGCGTCTGGACCCGCAACGAGCGGGACCCCGATCAATGGGCTCAGTTGCCCGCCCTGGCCGTGGATGCGAACGAGATGTTCCGCGCCATCAGAACGTTTGAAAGCGTTCTCGACGCGCTCGTAGACGCGACCAACGTGATCATGACCCTGACGATCCCCGGCGGAGACCCCGTCACGGAAGCCAAGCTGCGCACCTACCACGACCTCATCAAGGCGTGCAAGCGATGACCGCGATGTGCGCCGCGTGTGGAATCGTCCGCGAGGTTTCGCTCCACACCGCAAATGGATGGGTCTGCCACTCCTGCGAGCGCTCCGCCTCTGCGCTCGTCTTGGTCTACGTCATCAGAGGCCAGAAATTCTACAAACTGCTGAAGGGTGTCGACGTCAACGCTGCGACGCCCAGTCAAGAAAAGGAAAACGAAAATGAACACTGATGTCCCCAGCGACGTCTGCGAGCATGGCATCGGCCTGCTCGACTGCATCGACTGCGGCGACTCCATCGCCGCGAACATACTCCGTGACGAGCGGGACGGGAAAGCCAAGGCGACCATCGTCACGGACTTCCTCCAACAGGTCGTCGAAGAGGACCCGCTCCACGGACCGCCAGACCCGTTCAAGCCTAATGACCGGGTGCGGTTCGTCAACGTCTACCTAGCCGATCGCGCCTACGGCGGTCCCGAGGAGGGCGGCTGGTGGTACGACACGGGCGAACTCGTCGAGTGTTATCCGGTGCCCACCCGTGAAGCCGAAGCCCTGGCGGCGGCGCTGCGCTTCGGCAAGTTCAGCAACGAGGGACGGCGACCCAAGTCGTCCGTGCTGTCCGAGGGCGTCTACGAGATCCGCGTCGAGAAGCGGCCTGGCCACGACTACCCGACCGTGAGGCCGCACTATGAGTGAGGTCATCAACAATCTGTCCCAAGAAAACCGCGAGCGCCACAGCAGGGGTGGACTATGACATCGCAATCAGGCGCTCCCGGGTGCATGTTCCTGATCGTCCTGACGATGGTTTCGACGTGCATGTACTTCATCCCAGCCGCTGTCGGATTCCTACGCCATCACCGAAACGAAAACGCTATTGCCGTGCTGAACCTTTGCCTCGGCTGGACGATCATCGGCTGGGTCGTCGCCCTGGTGTGGGCTTCCACGGACGACGTCAAGGGAGAAAAAGAACGCATGAGACTCTGAACCAACAATCAAGGTAGTCGCCCAACCCGTCGGCCTGGCAATTCCGCTGGGCGCCGTGAAAGGGCAAAAGGAGACCCCTGTGAAAACCGGAAAGACGATTCAGGAACTGGCTGCGGAACTCGCGCGGCAAGCGGAGTCGAAACGCGACTTCAACGCCCCGACCGGACGCCTCAACATGGAGATCGAGAAGAAGGAGGTGGCGGGACTCCAGCGGACCGCGGTCACGATGGCCGTGCCTCTGGCGAACGCCGCGGTCGAGCACTTCCCCCTGTCGGACTACGCCCACGGGCAGATCGCCTCGGAGACGAAGATCCCGAAGACCTACTACGACCGCATGATGATCGACGCGCCGGAGCTTCTGACCCAGAACATCAACCACTGGTTCCACGCCGAGCCGAAACGGCGGCTGGTGCGGACCTTGGACGGACGGGTGCGGGCGTTCCTGTCCGAACGCTACCGTCCCCTCGACAACGCCGACCTGGCCGAGGCCGCGCTCCCGGTCCTGATTCAGCGGGGCTGCGTGATCGTGTCGTCGGAGATCACTGAGAAGCGCCTGTACATCAAGGCGACGCTCCCGGAGCTTCAGGCGGAGGTGAAAGGGTCTCGGCGCAAGGGTGACATCGTCCAGGCGGGCGTCGTCTTCTCGAACTCCGAGATCGGTTCGGGTCGCCTGCTGGTCGAGGACTTCTTCGACCTGCTCTACTGCACGAACGGTCTGATCACGACCTCGACCTTCGCCAAGTTCCACCTGGGCCGCGCCCACGGCGAGGAAGCGGTCCGCGAGATCCTGACCTCGGAAGCCAAGCGGGCCAACGACAAGGCGTTCTGGCTGACGGTCCGCGACGTGGTCGCCAACGCCTTCGACGAGGAGTCCTTCAAGGCGACGGTCGCCCGTTTCGACGCCTCGACCCGCAAGATGATCGAGGGCAACCCCGAGTCGGCGATCGACGCCGTCCAGGAGGTCTACAAGCTCACCGACGAGACGCGTGGCAACATCCTCAAGCACCTGATCGAGGGCGGCGACCTCTCCCAGTGGGGTCTGTCGAACGCGATCACTCGGTCCGCCGAAGACGAGTCCGACTACGACGACGCGACCGAACTGGAACGGCTCGGTGGCAAGATCATCGAACTGAAACCCGAAGACTGGAAGTACATCGCTGAGGCTGCATAGCGTCAGCCCATTCCCCCGCTCGCCCCGGACCCCCGCCAGGGTCCGGGGCACTTTTGTTATGGCGAAAGGAAAACCAGTGGCAAAGCGTAGACGCTCGCCTGGACGTCCCCCACGCATACCGGGACACGACTTCAGAATCCGGGACATCCCAGAGCGCGACTTCCAGCGCTTCCGCGAGTGGTGCGCCCGACCGCCACGGGTCCCGATGCGGGACATCTTGATCCAAGTCATCCGGCGTCTGGGGCATTCGGGCGAAGGGTTTCGCGAAACGTTTACCAAATCGAAGGAGTGACATGACGACGAACCGAAAACTCAGAAGCGAACTCAAGCACGCCAAGCGACTGCTCGCGTGGGCCGTCGCCGGAGTCAAGGCTGGTTGGAAGTACTGCGAAGCCGACCGCCTGGACTTCATCGAGGACGCGGAGTCCTTTCTGCTGTTCGGACCCCCGCGCCCAGCCAACCGCAAAGAGATGATGAAATTTGCCGCAATGATCCGCCAACAGCATCTACCAAATCGCGGCCTGAAACTCGTGAAGGGAAAGGAGGAAAAGAAGCCATGAGGAACCTGCTCGACGGACTTCGTAGAGTGTTTCGTCCACTCGGCGACGGGATCGCCCGATGCGATGTGTGCAACGACGCCTTGACCCGTTTCGAGTTCTACGCGGGTCGATGCTTCAACTGCCAGACTCCCATCACGCAGCGCCGCAGACGTCCGGCGCCTCGATTCTTGAGGAGGAAGCCATGAACGTTCTTCAAGCCATCGGAGCCGTTGCCGTCGTCATCCTGGGCGTCGCTCTGCTGGGCATGTTTATCTTCGGCATCTTCCAACACCGATCAGACGTGCCGCGCCTGCACGCCGTGAAAGCCGGAATGCTCGTCGTCCTAGCGGAAGCGCTGACCTATCCAGGCGTGGGACTGAAACCCCCCACGATGCCCCCGCCGCCGAAGCCCAAGTCCAAGGTCCTCGCGATGGTCAACGGACGGAAGTCGTCATGAGTCGCCCGCGATGGTTCAGCAACATCAACGACATGCTCGACTCGGCGAAGCGGCACGGCTTCATCGTAGGACGAACCGGGCATCACTGGCAGATCAGGGAGGACAGAACAGGCGCCGGTCGCAATCGTGTGATCGCCACACTACCGACGACCGGAACGGTGAACAAGCGCCTGATGAGGAACATGGTCTCCCAAATCAAGCGCCTGACCGGATCGGACATCCGAAAGGAACCACCCCGTCGCCATGTCGAGCCGCTTCCAGAACTGCCCCTTCAGGTGATCGTCCGCGACGATCCATCACCGCCAACGACGACGACTCCGACTCCGATCCCAAACGAACTCCGCCAGGCGGTCCGCGAAGCGATCGTCGAGGTCTTACTCGAGATGGTGAAGGTGTTCCAGCCTACCCCGGCTCCGGCAGAACAGACGCCGGAGCCCGAAATGCGGCCGATGCCACCACCGCCATTGTTCGGATCGTCCAGCGCCGGCAAGAGTGTGACGACGACGCTCCGAAAGAAGCGTGTCTACCTTTCACCCGAGCAACGAGCCGAGGCGCTCTCGCTACTGCAAGCGGGAGAAACCGGAAGAGATGTCGCCAGGACGTTCAACGTTTCGGAGTCGTACTGCTCAAACCTGCTGCATCCGCGGAAGAAGAAGGAGTTGCTATGAGGAAGACCTGGTTGGTCGAAACTTTCGTGCTTCTGCTGACGATCGCGTTCGAAGCTCTGGCGGTGCGGCCATGACCAAGTGGTATCGGTACGCCCTCTACATCATCGCCGCGATGCTGCTCGTGCTTGCGCTGGTTCTGCTGTTCCTCTGGGCGGGGCGCCGGGCCGACGCCGAAGAGCTGCCGAAGCTGAA